ACAAGTCCGTGGCGTACTCACAGAATTGGGCATCGGCACACACTTAGATGCTTACCCAGCAGAATATTAACCGGCCTGCTAACCTTTTGTTACGCTTGATTATTGTGTGTTACTTACGACTGTAAGACCTGGACCAGTCTTCAAAGATGACGTTATTGGGCAGGATCGTTTGGAGCCGCTAGTACAAAGTGCTCACCGGACTGCTTCATTGTCCATGTAGGCAGCAGTCGCTTGACCATACGGGCATACAAGCCCTGGCGAGAATCTTCTTTGGCAGAAAATGTCAACACTTGTATTCGGCCTTGATACTTAGACAAAAACGCTCGCATGATGTCAACGACTGTGCCCATGACTTCTGCTGAATTACCAGTGCCAGTTAAGCCAAACTTTTGCGTTCGACTCAATTTGGTACCATGCTGTTTGAATTCAGCTTCCCACTCACCGTCAGCCCCGTAAGCATGAAACATGTAAGGCACTTCACCAACTTGAAAAGTTGCAATAGCTTCTTCACTGCCAGTGAACTCCCACTGCCAGCTTTTACCAGGTTCAAATAGTTCTCGTATCAGCATGTGATTACCACTTGCGGCACGACCAATAGCGGGCCTTTGTGCGAGGACCTGGATTATCGCAGTTGTGACGAGCACGGAAGCTACGACGAGCCGCTGGATTACTCTTACGAATCTTCATATCTGGGTCGCCAAAGTTTACTTTTTTAACGTTGCCAGTCGACGGATCCTTTACATACACTTTGAACTTTTTAACATCGCCTTGCATGGGCTTGCCCAGCGGTACTGAACGACCTTGGTATTCAGCTTCGTCCAGTTGCTCGTCTTCGTTGAACCATAACTCACCGTAGGCTTCAAAAAACTCGTCACCGTCATAAGTTTCTTCTAAATCTTCCTTGACACAGTTATTAACTCTAGTGTCACCTTTCATCTTAGTGCCTTGTTTTTTATAACCATCCCAGCATTTAGCATCTAGACGTTGCTTTGCTTCCGCCACACCTTGCTCATGTACTATATCGTAAACAATCTTTTTCTTTGCCGCAAACGCCGCCTTAGCTCGTTTCTCGGTTTCTTCTTTGCCGCCATTGTGTGTGGTTTTGAAAATAGCTTCGTATCTTCTATGAGGGTCGCCTTCTTTATGATAGCTAACACGGGCAGTATGATGCTTCAGCGGAGCCTCGTCTTCCGCCACACCTTGCTTTAGACGCTTGCCAGCAATGACTTCAACACCGTTGATTTCTAAAGGATACCAATCCTGAGCCGCTAAAGCATCAAATATATCTTCTAAAGAACTGGCTTTCCATTTTAGTTTTGTTGGCTTCTTTAGTGCGTTGCCTTTGTCAAGTGCTAATATGTTATAAATCTGTTCAGCGCCTTCTTTTAATTTGTCTTGAATCTTTTTGTAGCGATGAAAGTTAGCATCTTTATCAGCATCAGTCTTGCCAAACTTTCCAGCATCCATCTTCTTATCAATCTCACGCTTGGCATATCCAGGAACAACCTTGCGTAGAGTCTGTGGTAAGCCTTCCGCTACACTTTGCTTTTTATCATTGTGACGATAAACATATGATGTATATTCTTTGCTATCATAGCCTGGGACTTTAGCATCACTACCGTGTTTGGCACGCCATTCGCGCTTGAATGCGTTGTATTGAGTCATCCCTTTGTCTTCCGCCACACCTTGCTTTGGTTCGTATACTGTAGGGTAACCAGTCTTGCGATTATACACGCCTACTGTTTCTCCGTTACTGTTTTTAGCAATAACGCTGTCTACTGCCCCACTGCCTTCTTGACGATTTCTAAACTTAACATCAGCGCCATGATCTTTGCGTACTTGGTTGGCCCATTGTCTGACACTAACACCGCCAGAGCCTTCCGCCACACCTGACTTACGATAAGCATCAGCCTTGGCACGACTGTTATTAATACCCTGCATTGTAGATTTATCCTGAGCCTTGCGTTCTTGGGATCTTTGTTGTCTACGCTTTTCATCAGCATCAAGTGTATCATTGAATCCTGGTGTAGTTCCGGGACGGCCGTTGCCTGCTTCCGCCACACCTTCTCTAGTCTGTTTGGGGCCTTGACGGCACTTCCACTTTTTATCTGTGGAGCAGTAGTACTCTCCGTGAGCGCAACCTTCTTTTAAATCTTGTATTTTCATAGTATTATCTCATTTCTGGAACAACTTCAATTTCAGTTCCGTGTCCGTATCCGTTTTGTGTTAACCATTGAATGGCACGACGATTCGCGTCGCTTTGACTATTGCCAATGCCGCCAAAGCTGTGTAGTGTTCGACCACTGCTATCTTTAATTAGCCATTGTCCAGTCCACTCGCCGCCTACAGTGGCAGCGGCACCTGCGGCAGCACGTTCTTGTCCAGTGGCACGATTCAATCTAAAATCAACTCGCTGTAGGCCATTGTCTGCTAACCATTGACGAGCAACTATATTGGCATCGCTGTCAGTTGCGGCATTGAACTGTCCAACAATTTCGCTGTCAGCCACACGTTGTATTTCGTACTTTTGATCGCCTGTGCTGGGGATTGTAGTGTATGCAGATGCTCCGGCTTTCTTGCTCTTGCGCTCTAATTGTGCCTGTCGAACAAAGCTCTTTAATGCCTGCTTGGGCATTTGACCAGCGGCATATTGTGCAAAGTAAGCCAAGGTATCATTGTGAGTCTTTGGTTGTAAAATAGCATACAACTTTTTCAAATATTCTTGCTTGTACTTCTCTGGATCTACTGCGGCATCTAGTGCTACAACAAAGCGAAGCAATGTGTTTGTAATCGAACCAGGATCGTCAGCATAGGCCTGTAACCAGTCGCCGCCTGGCGAGCGGAATTCAATATAACCACTCTTGGTATTGATACTGGTGTATTTGCTGGTAACGCCTGAATGAATAGCTTTACTGGCCAAGCTGTTTAAACCGCTTTTCATCTTTTGTAGCAGTGCATCTGCATCTTCGGGACGTTGTCCTACTCTGCTTTTGATCTCATTCATGGCACTTTTGCAGTAGGTATTGCCAGCACGTCCAAACTTGTCTAGAATGTAATTGTCACCTAACAACAATGCCAGTTTAACATAGTCTAACTTGTCCATGTCACCTGACCAACCCTCAACGCTGACGTTGATGTGCAAACCAGTGGATTGGTTTGTGTAGCAACCATAGCGTCCGGCCCACTTGGCTACTTTATCTAAGTCGCTCAACAGCTCACTAACAGGCAATGCTGGGCTTACAAACTCCAAGCCACCATCACCGCTGTCATCTGGATCCAAGCTGCCGTCGGGTTCTACCACATAGTGTGAGTTGCTGGCATCAGGACGAGCCACACTGCCCGAGTGATAAGCACCACTGGCCTTTACTGAACGACCAATAGCGTCAGCAAAGTCAGACGCAACTTGTTCAGCACTGACTTCACCACCATACGGACTTGTCCAATACGGCCAAGTGATATCAAACTCATTGGCAATGTCGCTCATATAACGCAAACGCTCGTCTTCTAAAAAGTCACCTTCATCACGCGAACCTTGATTTTCTTCACGATATTCGTCTAAAGCTGAATCATACATGTTGCCTTGATTTTCCCACTCGCTTGTGACCAACTCTTCAAATTCCTCATCAGCGGCAGCTTTGGCTTCCATGTAATGATCATACGCTTCGTCTGCTTCACGAGCTGCCTGTTGATCGCTTAATTTACTGTAGCGTGGGGCACTGTTACCAGCACTCATTGCCGCATCAACAGCTTCTTCATCCAAGCCCTGAGATTCTAAATGTTCGCGAATTTTATCTTCTTCAATCCACTCGTTGTTGTTGATCCAATCACGTAGATAGTCTTCGCCGTCACTGCCCCAATCGCTGTCAATCTTTTCCGTTTCCCACTCGTAATAACGTTCTTGTAGCTGTTCAATTAATCTACGAACTTCATTGCGACCGTTGTAGTCGCCATCATTGAAGAATTCTTCAATATCACTGAAACTGCGAGTGCGTTGATCTTCATCGTAGTCGGGCTCCATATCCCCGCCTTCGTTGTTTTCAGCATTTGGCACAATCATTTCAAATTCCATACCTGCTCGGGCATTGATTTGACTAGCCAGTTGCTTTAGGCTACTAGGGCTCATGTTGATTTCGGCTAGGACTTGTTCATCTAGCACTGCGGGTTGGGGGTTGACGTCACGTAATTTCATAGTACTATATTTATACTATATCAATTACTATTGTCCTTGATTGACGGTGATGCGGGCGCAACCGCCTGCTGTTACACAATTACTGGTGATAGAGTAGAATTGTTGTGTGCTACCACTCTGAGTTAGTGTAAGATCTTGTGTAAGCCCACTTAGGTTAATACGTGCCATGTGGCTGGCACTGCCTTGTTGGGTAACATCTACACTTTTAGGGCTACCAGATACAGCAATTTCTGCATAGTGACTACCCGAATCTTTTTGTTGTATTACAACAGAATGATTGTTGTTTTGTATATTAACAAAAGCACCTTTGCCGCCACTTGTGCTTTGTTGTGCGATGTTAACGGTGTTTGTGTTACCTGTTACATTTACATCTGTGTAGTTGGCCTGGGTATTAGAATTACCGCTTTGGTTTATAGTGATATTGTTTGAACTGCCATTGCCGTGATAGCCCGCATAGTTTTGTTTTGTACCAGACTGGTTAACAGTGATAGTATTCATGTTACCAATTTGCTCAATATACACACGACTGTCGTTTGTAGTGCGATTCAAGAACGCTTGCACCTTTGCAGTATTAGAAGCTTCTGCGTTAAATGCAGCCGCGCTGCCGCCACAGCATAGAGTGTTTGCAGCCGCAGTCACTGGGTCAACAATAGTGTTGCTTGAGGCAGTACTTGTTGTTGTACTATTTGCATCGTAGTAATATGTAATTTCGGCAATTTGCATACTGTCACAGTTCAAGCCGCAACCATCTCCGGCTTTAGTAGTTGGAAACAACATAAAGTAATAAGCATACGCTGTTGTGTTACCAACACTAATAGTCGACGATGTTGTAAAACGATTGTCGCTTAATGATAAAGAGTCTTGTTTGATCAGTGTCCAAGTGGATCCATCATTACTGCCGTAAAGTTTATAACTTGTTGGATCTCGACCTTGAAAGTCATTTGCAGTAGTAACAGTAAATCCTGTAACAACCTTACCTGTGTTTAATTGAACAGTAACGCCTGCGTTCTTCTTATCAAAGTTTAGATACTTTGTACTTGAGTTATTGTCAAATGCATTGTTAGGACCTTCACCACCAGGACTATTGTTAGTAGTTGGGATAGCTCGTATAATTTTTACAGCTGAATTATCCATATAGATAGCTGTTGGCGCTGGTGGTGGAGGAGGAGGTGGAGCACCGGCCGTGGCACCTGTCCCAGCATTAGTTGTAGTCATAGTATTGTTGTATCCGCCAGCAGTACCGCTAGTAGTACCACCAGTGGCACTTGGTCCACCACCGTTTTGGTTAGCAACCAAGCCAACTGTACTTGAACCAGGCACACCATCGCTGTTAACAATACAAGCATTGCTACCACCCCACGCACCTTGGCAAGCACCAAAGCCTGGATTACTTGTCCAGCCTTGTGCTGTTACGCCGTTATAGGGACCAAACTCTGGGTTATAAACTAAGTTGCCTCCTCCGTTACGTGTAAAGGTTGGGGCACGATACCAAGGACCATAATCACCTGCCCAGTAGCTGCCGTCAATACCATACATACTGACTTTGGCATACATGATACCGGCTGCTGCCGCTGGGTCTACAGTTGTACTAACAGTTAGTGTTGACCAAGGAACACTTGTGTCAACTGCTGGGTTACCAGCTGATTGGTTTGGGTTAGGTAAGTTAGCATTGTATGATGACTGGAACGTTCCCATCAATCCGCCTTGGAAATTGTAGAACTGTATTCTTACGTTGGCCGTATCGCTTTGCCCTGCACGTCCGCCACCATTGTGTGCTAGAACACTAAACGTAAATGTGCCGCCTTGTCTCATTGCATCATCAAACACAACATTTTGACTAATAGTGGTTGTAACATACGCAGTTGCAATAGCGTTATAAGTTGTTTGTCCTTGTGCTCCAAGGCAGAACAGCAATGCAAAAATTAATAGTAAACGTTTCATTATTGGGGCCTTTCAAACCATCTATAGCGTTGTAGAACCTGCATCACAGCGTCGGGAGTGGATTTGTTCCAAGTAGCCGCCCACTCTACAAAACGATACCAATCGTAAATGTAATTGTCTTGACCTTGTTGCCATGCTTGGTACATGTGACGAAGTTCGCTTTCGCCCATCATCTGCGTAGTACTCCAAGGTTTTGTTTGATATACACTGTGTTACCACCGCCTCCCCCAGCACCAATTAGTTCACTAGCACTGGCATCGTTATGTACAATTGTGATGGCAGTGTTGCTACTGTAACCTTGTGTTTTTACTTCAGCATAGTGATCTTCGTTGCTTCTAAAAGCAGTACCACGGCCGCGGCTTTGAATTTCTTGTGCTTCTGGATTGGTCCATGTAACGCAAATGTTAGTGCTGGAATTACAACCAGTCTTACCTGAGGCTTCAGCCATGGCCAATACTCTTGCTCGTTCAATGTCGTCTGCACTTTCTCGAACACGTTGCGCCAATCGGCGAGCCGCCTCGGCTTCGATTTCAGCTTCTAATTCTTCGCGTTTGGTTCGACCTGTGTTGTCACGAATAGCACGTTCAACTTCGTGAGGACGAACAATGATCAAATTGTTGTTGATCTTACTTTCAACAGTATGAATCACAGTAGGAGCAGTGGGGCGCATATCTGCACTTGATATAAAGGTAGCTTCAAATGCTTTGTCTAACACCACAGTACCCGCGGCAGTGGAAACAGAAATCTCTCCTACTCGGCAACGATTTTCTTCTAACTCGTATTTCTTTTGTTCGCTTTCTTCTTTGCAACTGGGCAACAGCACCACAAGGCTTTGACCTGTTTCATCTACTGTCATTGAAAAGTCAGTGCCACGAACAGCAATGTTGGCTGTTGGTGTTTTAACTGCAACTTGTTGTGGATTGTTCTTGGCAATTTGTCCCGAAGCATAACGAACAGTGCCCATTGTTACTTTCATTGCTAACTTGCCTGCGTCTGATTGCTTGGGATCAAATACAAACTCGTCAATTACTAATTTTGAATTTTCTGTTACTTTTACTTTTGTATCGTCTCGAAAAGTAATGTTACTGGCACAGGCTTGTGTTAGGTAGGTATCCATGCTTTCGATACTAGCACCTTTTACGCCTGATGTTTTTGTCTTGCCACGTTGCACTTCACATTGTGATCCTTTGTTGTCGGATACAACTCCAATACTACCACTGGCAAAACAGGTAGTATTGGTTAACGTTAAAAGTGTGGCTAAAAGCAATCGCCACATTGTTTTTATCTCGCGATTGCAGTGCCTGGGCTAACAATTGCACTACTGCTTGTTCGTACAGTGATTGTATTGTTGCTACCTGTTGCACGGATATCAACAGTGGTATCATTGGTACCTTGTTGTTGAGTTGTAATACTGTTGAAGCTACCAGCAATTACTTGCTTCAAGTAGTGACCATTGGCACCGGAAGCATCCGTTTGTTGAATGTTTAATACGTTGCTGTTACCTGTGATTTCAATATCACTTGTACCGTTTGAACTTTTTAGTTCTTTTGTAACTTGGTTTAAATTACCAGCAATGGTAGTGGAACTTGTGATGTCGCTGCCAACTAACTGTTGAATAATCAAGTTAGTGTCGCCAGTGACGGATTCTGTTACTGTGTTACGCAAGTTACTTGCATTGTTTACATCACCAATTGTCAAACTAGTTTGGTTGCTGTGACCAGTAACTGTGCTAGTATAAGCGTTGTTGTTACCTTGCATGTCGTATTGAGCACTATTGCTGTTACCAGTTTGTGTCAATGCAACTGTGTTACTGCTACCAGTAATAGTGGCATAGTTTGAAGAACCAGGAGCAGCCGGCGTGAATGTGGTAATACCACTTGCGCTAACGCTAGTTGGTGTGCTTAATGCAACGCCACCAACATTGTTAGTGCCACCCACTTGTTGAATAGTAACTGTATTGCTGTTACCAATTTGTTCAATGTAGACCTTGTTTGGTCCAGTAGACGCTTGCGCACATACAACACCAGTGGATGTTAGCAATGCTACAGCAAGAAAACTTTTTGTTAGCTTGCCAATGCTTGTCATACTATTATTCATCTTAAAACCTAAACAAATTATTTTTCTCTGTTTAGCTCCTTGGGATACTTCCCGTTAATTTACCCTCTTTGATCTTACCAGAGAGTGTAGAGTCTCTGCACCTACACACTATACAAGCAAGATCTATGCACAGTTTTCTTAAACTTATTGTGCTGTTTCTACTTTCTTAGCTTCTTCAGTTACTGGAACTGCGACAGCTGGTTTATCTTCTTTAAAACTCCAGTGTCCTTTACGAGCACCTTCGTGAATCGTGTTTACCACAGCAGCTTGCACAGCCAAATTAACCGCCTTGTTGATGCTTTCGTTAATGCTGGCACCAGTTTCAGCTTCTACGCTTTGTGTTCCACTGTCTACAAACTTTAACACACCAAACTTGTCCATGTAGCTTAAAACTGTTTTTGTAACTGTTACGCTGGTCAACACTTCGCCTGTGCTTACGCTGACTGTTCGTAGGTTAACTGTAACCGTATCGCTTTGATACTGGGTGCTTGCACCAATACCCAATAGTCTTACACCCGAGCCGCCTGTTAGCGTATTGCTGTCATAACCAATGATACCGCCTTCTACAATAATACCAGCAAACATCATTGGGTTTAATGGCTTGGCTTCTTTGCCTTGATACTGTTCACGAGCTTGACGAATCATTTGACGCTCTTTGATCAAGTTTTCCAAGCCCACACGTTCCAACACTGTGAACCAACGAGCCTGGCCAACATCTTGTAAGGCCTTGATTAAGTAGCTTTCGGCACCCTGTGTAACTGCTGAACTTAAACTGGCAATGTTAGGAATACTCTTGCGCTGACCAGTTTTGTCTTGAAAGCCATATACAGCAACTGGGATAGGACCAGTAGCAGGTGGAAGCAAGTTGCTGGATTGATCTTTTAAGAATACGTTTTGTTCAACCACAGGAGCATCAAACTGCTTGCCTGTTGCTTTTTCACGCATGGCGCTGCCTGTGGCACATCCGCTTAGGGCCAATACTGCCAATACTGCAAGTGATAAAATTGTCTTTTTCATGTCATGTCCTTAGATATCAAATGCGGCATACGGCATTGTTAATTCTGTATAGTTGTTAGGGTTTGCAACTTCTACAATTCTAACAACGATGTTTGTACCTTGGATTCTCCAAGTGATGTTTTGGCCGCCAATGTCAATGTCACCACATGGGCCACCAGATGTTGTTGGTGTGCATGTTGGTGCATTAGGGCTAGATCCAAACAAGCTATCACTGATACGCTTGGCTAATTCGCTATAAATGCGAGTCTCCATGCTGGCTTTAAAACGTGCCTGCGGAGTATTTGCGGCTTCGCGTTCAGCAGCCGCTTTAAGTGCATCAGCGGCTTGTTTGTTTTTGTCTTTTTGCTGATCTTCTAATTGTTTTAGAGTCAGCACATGCGACGAATAGCCCAAACCACTAAAGGCTGGGCTATTAAAATTGTGTTGTAGTTCAGCGGCACTTGCGCTTAGTGCAATGCTGGCTAATAATGCTAAAGTTGTCTTTTTCATAATCTAAAGTAGGGTCCAAATTCCCTACTTTAGTATTTAAAAGATTGCTCTAGATTAAAAAAGTGCTAGTTAATTATTTTAGTTGACGTACAGAAGAAGTAGTAGTCATTGCAGGCTTATCCTTGGGCACAATCTTCTTGGCCTTGGGCACTGCTACAGGAGCTTCTGTGTCGCCCGCTACTTCGACATCCTTAGCACCATTCTTAAGAATCTTAAATGTAAAGTTGCCTTTACCTTGCGTGCTCATGTATGCTTTACTAGCATCAAGTAAAACGCCTGTAACTGTTTCACTTGGATAAACAGCATTAAAGCTGTCAATGCTGATTGTGTCCTTGGTTTCGGAACAATTTGTGTACATTTGTACCAATGCAGAGTGGTTTAAAATGTCAGAAGCTGCCTTGCCAAAGTTTGTGTTTTCATTAACATAATCAGCAATCTTATAAGCAATAGCACTGATCATGTGTTCCATTGGAATAATAACACGCATGTCACGTGCCTTACGACCGTTGTACAATGTTTCTAATGCTGTGTGACCTTCCCAATCAATTTGATCATCAGGACCGTACTTCTTTAAGGTCATTGCAAATGTAGCATCTTCGGCTGTAATCATCTTGTAGTCTACTGCCAATTTTAACGGAGCTCCAAAGTGACCCTTGGCATCAATGTCCTTTAAAATTTCAACAACTACTTTGTGCTTTTCAAGCAACGCCGCGCCCTTAGGAGCAACTTTTAATTCGTTAATACTCTTTAACAAGTTAACAACACTTGCACTAGCACCAGACGCACCTTTACTTGATAATTTAATTTGTTTACCTTGAGGGTTAACAATTAGACTATCATACAAGCCACCTGTTACGCTGTTGTTAAAGCTAATAGTACAGTCGTTGTATCCGCCCTTGCCAAAGAAAATGTCAGCCGCTTCGCTGGCATTACCCTTAATTGGCTTGTCCATTAACAATGTTAATGGTTGTAGCATTTCGCAGAAGTAATCGCGGAACGCTGTCATGTTCATGTTGCCCTTAGGGAACGTAATAGGAAACTTGTTAGCAGTTAAGAAAGCATTTAGTGCAACAACTTCGTCACTACCTTGTCCAAACTTAGCAATGATTTGTCTAGAGATAGAATCAACATCATTATTTTGGAACTGTGTTAATACTTCACTTGGCTTATAACCAGTGTTTTCTTTTTGTCCTGCCTTGCTTTGATACTTAAAGCCACCAGGAATGTCATTGTGTTGCCAGTCGTTTTGAATACGGTTAGCAGAGATAGTTTTGTAGTAACGACCCAAGAAATAATCTTTTTTATTAGCATCAGTGAATTTAGCAACAGCAAATGCCAATGTACCTGAGTTTGACTTGTTGGTCCAATGAATGTTTTTACCTTTGGCTTCGGCATCAATTGCAGCCTGCATTTCTTCAGCTGAAGCAAATTGGCCACGCTCAGGAAAGAAGTCTAAACTTTGAAATGTGATAACATCACCAGCTGGATTTTTAAATTGCTCGCCAGGAACACGAGCAGCCAATCCACGGCCCTCAATTAATACTTCAATTCTAGTTTCAAATATGTGACGTAATAACATTTTAAATTTCAACCCCTTCGCGGCCCAATGTTTCTCTTGCATCAGCTATTAATGCTTCACGCTGGGGATTATTTTCCAGTGCTTTAAGTACAGCTTCAACACTTGTTAAGCTGGTACGATCAAATCCCGGACCAAACAACAATTCAGCAATATGATCTGGGTTCTCGCCATTGTCTACTAACTTCTTAGTAGCCCGGTCAATTAGACCAGTAGTTGGATTCCATGTAAAACCTTTTACTTTAGCAATGCTACTTAGTAGAATTTGTTTATGGGCTCCGCGATACTTACTGTGTGGGTCAGCTGCCATTGCAAACTTTGCAAAGTCCAAATTAGGAACAAACATAAAGTCTGTTTGCACATAACCACGTTCAGGACTACCGCCAATTGGTGTTTTAAAGTGTACGCTGATACCAGACTTTCTAATAAAAGCCTTTGAATCTTCGCCATGCTGACTGCACCATTGACTTAATTTGGCAACCAATTCTTCTTTGGTAATGCCAGCTGGGATGCCAATGTCCAAGTCACCACTGGTGGGTGTTTTACCTGTAGTACCTAGTGCATGTTCAAAATGCGGGATACCAGTAATTTTTTCAAGAAAGCGGATAGTTGGTTCTACATCAGCTTGGTTAATACGCTGTGTTAGTTCTTCGCCTTCTGCGCTCTTGAAAACATTACCGCCTTCGACGATGACAGTATTGTCACCGTGATAGTACTCCACGACTGTATTGGTTTCCGTGTTAACACGGGCCCAACGTCCGTTTACTTGACGAAGGGATTCATATACAGTAACTCGCGGAGTAATATCACTCAAGAACATTATTAGGCCTTAGGAGCTTTCTTGGCACGTGGCTTCTTTTCAGTAGTTGGCTTCTTGGCACGTGGTTTCTTGGCTGGTGCTGTAACTTCAGCGGCAGCTGGGACTACGACGTCAACGATTGGAGCAACAACTGGGGATTCTGTGGCATCAGTTACAATGACCGGAGCAACTTCTGGAGCTTCTACTTTGTATGGGGCAACCGGAGCTGGCGTACTACCAAAACCAAATAGCTTCTTTAAAAATGAGAACATTTCTTTTCCTTTAATGTAGTCATAGACTCATCTACAACTGTGTATTATATTTAGTTTTTTGGCTGAACTTTGTACAGTTCAAAATACCACTTATCTCATGGCAACTTGCATGTAATTATCAAAGTTATCTTTGCGTTGTTCTAGACCACGCATACCAGGATTAACTTGTTTTGTAACACCAACAGTATCTTTAAAGTTATCTACGTTTGGTTGAACACGATGCTTCCAAAACCAAACAGATACTTGGGCTGCAATTTCTGGCTTTTCAAGCAACTCTGGATGCTTTTCTAAAGGTAGTCCAAGTTCTTCACCAGCTTGCTTGTAATTCCAACGTCCTGTAATTTGAATAAAGCCACGGCCTTTATATCTTGCACCATCGCCGACTTGTTTATTGCCTAATGCTTTGGCTTTTCTTGGAGCATACTTTGGATCATACTTGCGGAAGTCCAAGCTACCACCAAACTCTGTTAGTCGCTTGAAGTCTAAAGTTTCGTGAGCACATTGAGCCATAAATGCCGCAAGTTCGGCACCATGTAGGCCTGATGCTTTTGCAAACTTTAATAATGTATTTTCCAGAGGATTTCCGGTAATTGGTTTAACATCAATTTTCTTTTGTGCCTGTGGTTGCTTTGTAGCAGGTTCTGCTTTGACAGCGGCTGGAGCACTTGGTGCAGATTTGGCTTGTGCAAATGTCTTTGGCACTGCTGGTGCTTTTGTTGTTGCTTGTGCAACCGCGGCAGTGGGCTCTTTGAAGTAATCTTGTGCGGCTTGTTTAGCAGCCATACCACCCATACCGCCTGCGGCAATACCACCAGCAACGGCCAAGTTGGTAATTGTATCTTTCCAACCTTCTTCTAAGTCATCTTCAAATAGCGGACCAGCAACAACATTGGTTGCTTTTTCAGCTTGTAATCCACGTACCAAGGCAGCACGGAATTCTGTAGTAATGTCTCTGCTACGATATCCACCGCGTGGGAAGATATGTACTTCAATTGGATTATCACCTTCTAGCTTTTTAATAGCTGTCATACGATTGCGACCTTCGTGCCCCGCAACTTGTGCAGGCTTGCTAAAGTCACCGTCATCCCACTCTGCGGGGATTTTGATTTCTAAGAATGGAGCACCAATGGCACCACCGTCGGCAATGTATTTTTCTAACTCGGCGCTATGTTCTTGTCCAAGTGGTGCAGCCAGCCGTAGGAATGTGCTGGGCTTCATCATAACTCGCAGACCAAAGTAGTCTACATCTTGGTTATAAGGTACTGCTCCAGCACCGTCTTTGTTGTCAATTTTAACTTCGGATAATAGTTCACGTAAACGCATCAGATATTTACCTGAAATGCCTTTTACGGTAACTACATCATTTGCCGTTGATAGACTTCATCTTTTCACGTTTTTCGTGAGTGTCTCTGCAATCAACGCAACAGAATGTAAACTCCGTTGGTTCCTCGCATTCAATGCAAAAGCCTGTCCGAATTGGTACAAACTCTTTTGCTGTGGCTCGGCGAAGCTCTTCGGCTGCTTCCATTGCTTCTTGAGCGTCATCGATAATATCTGCCATGTTATTCCCTTATTGTTTTACTTCGACAATTTCAAAATCATCTGCGTCGAAGAATGTTACTTGATATTCTTCATCTCCATACTTATAGTAATCGGTGATGAATCGTTGGTTATTGGTTGATTGATATGATTCTAGAAATTGCAAGATAAGCCACATGTCAGCCTTTTCTTGTCCTTCTAATGTTCGTTCATTGGGGCGAACAATACCTGCACGTACCAAAAAGTCATATGCTTCTTCCTTGGTCTTAAAGTCCATTGGTCAGCACCCACATAAACACATCAGGACCATCAAGGATGACCATGTCGCTGGCATACTTTAGTCGCTTGGAGCGATACTTGCCTCCAACCTTTTCCACTTCGACCATTTTAGGAGTAAAGCGAAGCACCTGTGCAATATACAGTCCATTGTCTGCTACAGCGACATATTGACCTTCTTTAAACTCTCGTCCCATCAAGTCATAGTGCAACTCAGTTGGCGTTACACTTTTGATAGGCTTTTTAACAGTTGTCATCTTCTGCTTCCTCTTTTAGCTGGCTCTTGTAGAATTCCAACTGATCAATCAGGCTTTGAACGCCTTCGCTGTTCATACTGACTTCACCGTAGTACATGCTGAGTGCTACACGATTGTTTTCGGTTAGTCCCAAGCGATAATATACACGACCAAAATCTTCTTTTGGCTGTGTTACTTCTGGCACAGGGGGAACAGATTTGAGCTCGGGAAACTGAAGGACCTTGCCCATGTCAGTGCCAATTTTTTCCATATCAGACGCTATGTTTCCTGTAGAGTATTCACGCCGCCCAAATGTTTTTCCAAACCAATCAAACATTAAAAACCTCCTGGCTTGTTAGCCTCACACTTGACACCCTTGCCAAACTCGTCCATGACTTGTCGTGTGCCACCATGCTGGCTAACAACAAACTTATATCCGTCAATGCATCGCATTTCAGTCATACCGTTTACGCCGTAGCTGATGGTATTGCCTTGCCCGGCCCCGCCCATTACACCCAGACCAATTGAAGCCACAACCATGATCATTACAAATACAACCATCATTTCAATTAAGGTAAATCCACGTTGTTTCATTTGTCGTTAATCACAGTAGTTGTTACAGTTTTACGAGTCTTACCGTTTGGTACTTCATACGTTACAGTAGTATCGCTCTTGGGGCACCGCATGACACGCACATCTTCAATTTTGATGTAAACACAATCCGCCAGTTCGGGAATGTTTGACATCGAAGTCTTAGAATAGTCACGCTGGTCTAAGGGCCGTTTATCACAAGCGGTGAGAGCAACCACCGCCAGTGCCAAAATGATTGCTCTCGTCATATTACTTCATCATCAGTGCGTTAAAGTTAGCAGGCACAACAATGGTCTGTACCTTGCCGTTCTTGATGCCTTCGGAAATATTCATCATGGCCTGTGCTTGCATGTATGCAATACTTTGAGCACCTTGATTACTTAGAGCTTGCATACGCTCTGCTTCCATCTTGGCAGTCTTAACTTCAACTTCTTTCTGCTTGAGTTCGTTCTTGGCACGAACCAATTCGTTGGCACTTGCCACGACTGAATCAGCAGGAACAACATTACGAATCAACACTTGACCAACAACCAAACTACCATCTAGCTTTTCGTCAGCCAAAGACTTTTGAATCTGCTCTTTGATGGCCGCTTCCATTGCTTGACGATTGTCAGCCATATCCAGTGCTTCGTACTTACGTGCTTCTTTGTAGATGGCATTACGAGCAGCCTGAGTGATATAGTTGTACATCAGGTAAATGTCGCCGTTGTGACGAGCATGGAATGCTTGACTCTTTGTGCTGTACAGTTCAGCAACCTGTGCTTGGTTGATGTTGTAGATGACCACAGCATCAAAGTCTTTCATTGTTGAGTTATCTTTGGCAACAGGAGTCATGTCATCTAGCTTGACGTTGACGTCCTTGATTGGAAATGTCAGCACATCACCCACCAAGACTTGGTTGAACGAGCCGGGCAGTAGCTCACCACTTTGCACTTGTTTGTCAAAGCCTACGCGAACACCAACTTCACCTGTCTCAATTCGAGTACAAGCAGATGTTAGAGCCACGGCCGCAGCCACGATAGAAAGTTTAATAACACGATTCATTTAAAGAACTCCAGTTGAAAAAAGAAAGAAACACACAGAAAAGCCCAGTGCAAAGTAAATTACACGCAAGACCGAATTTGAAAACATAACTGATCCTTAGAACAGAACAACAATAAAAATCAACAACACTGTTGCTAACAGTGAGCACAGTATAGCATAGGATACGAGCTTTGTCAATGCCCATGCTTCACTTCCGGACAAACTTCTTAGAATCTTGAACCCAAAAAAGAACAAGGCAAATAGGATCAACCAAAATAGAATTACGCGAATCATTGTGCAACTCCAACAGCCTTCTTGATTTCGTAGCGAGCAATCTTCTCGTCAAAGTACATCCGAGTACCTTCATTATAAGGACTTGCTACTACAATCTCGCCTAGCTCTACGGCAAGAGTTTGGACAAAGCGAGTAAGAATAGTTTGAGTATCTTCCATTTGGTCCAATGGATCTCGATCCAAAATTGCAGTGTATTCAGTTATAAGTTTTTGTACAGATTTGTTCATAATTACATGCTCCAGTAAGATTCGCTTGCAGGGTTGCAACACCAAGGTGTGTCACGATCAATTTGCACATCCTTGCCAGTCATCAAGTTCTTAACAGTTTTCATTGTGGCATGAAACTCGATGCGGTAGCCTTTGCTTGTGGGCCACAGTTCGTATTGCAGTTCTCGAACTTCACGCTTCATTTCAGCTTCATCACGATGTTGCCAAACTGTAGTACTAACAAGACGCTCACCGGATTTGGTACGACGGTCTGTTTTGTAAATGTACATGGTGTGTGTCTGTTTCATCTTGAATCCTTTGTTGATGTGTGTATTATACGCCCAATTTGGCTCAATGTCAAGCCGCTTGCTTGGCTTCCATCATTTCGCTCAAGATGAACTTGGCCACGTTCATCTGCTTACGAACATACTCTACTGAGCGAGGACCAGTGCCCATTGCCATCATTTCTTGGCAGTCGGACATGATGCCCATAACAACCATTTCAAGACCGGAAAACTTAGCAGTGATGCTTTCCATGTACTGAGTACGGATATCTGCTTCTGACATACCGTAGCACT